CCTTTACGGCGAGCGAGTAGTGGTGCCCAACAGTGCCCGATCCGTCGACGATAGTTTCACCGGATCTTGAGTTGTAGGCGTGACGCGCCTGGGTACCGCCTGACACCCGGATCTTCGAGACGAGCTTCTTTGTGGTCCCGACCATGATGTACGACTCGGCCGTGGCCGCGAAATCAGTGTCCACCGCGAGGCCATGGAAGGTGTCGATGAAGGTCTCGGCAGTCACCTTCTTTGTGTAGTTATCAGCGCTAATTTCCGGGTTAGACGCCACATTGCCTGTGAACGAATCAAGCCCGTAGGTGAAATCGGCAGACATCTTGTCGGCCGACAGCCCATTAAACTTTATCGAAAATGATGGGTATCCCCGGCACACAAGCGACAGCTCGTTGAGGCACTGGGCATACTTGATATTTGGAGCATCGACTATGGTGTATGTAGCGACCTTTCCATTGGAGCCATCAAGGTAGGATATCGTGATGGGGTTCCCGTCGCCACCAGTGACGAAGTATGGGTCTGAATCTCCAGGGAAGTAAGCTATTCTTATACGCCCACCCTGGATTACAACGAGAAACGAATAGCCATCTCCAACCGACCATGGTATAAGATACGAATCAGCCCCAAGGTTCATGATGAACTTGAGCCCACCTCGCTTGTATGCGCCTCCAAGACTGCCAGGCTTTAAGTTTTTCATGCGAATGGCCCCGTGCATAACGAGGTCAAGGTCAACTCTGCCTGCAAGCCTCGGGTCAATTTCTCCCGACGAAAAATCACAAATAACAGGACGCATCATGGTGCCCATGGGTTAGTACCTCCTCACTGAGACCGAAGGCCCGCCGCCGACCCTGCGGTCTGACCAGAAGCCCTCGGGCTCCTCGACCTGGCGCTCCTCGCTCGAGGAGTACGAGGCGGACGCGAGCATGGACGAGAACTCGGCCTTGAGCTCTTCGTACTTCGCCTTGTCCGCCGCAAGGGGAAGGGCAGCCTTCACCGCAAGGTAAAGGATGAGCGCGTTCCGGAACAGGGAGTCGAACCACGCGGGGTTCACGATCTGCAAGACCACCTTCACGTCGAGGTAGGCGCTCTTCTCTACCTCGTCGTACCCGGACTCATGGGAGGTGACGATCCTGGCGCTCTCCCCGCCCCCGATCCGCTCGAACGGGATGTTCTTGTCGTATCCGACCTCGATGACCTTCATCACGGGGAGGTGGAGCTGGAAGGACGCCCCGGCGGCGGACGCTGCCCTGTCGAGGGTCACGGTGCCAGCCACCGCGTCAAAGGAGATGACCCTGGAGCCGTCACGGACGCCAGTGCCCGAGGCCTCCATGTCGATGATGTCGTCGCGGAGGTAGGGAAGGTCGGCCGCGGGGATCGCGGTGATGACGGCGCTCCCGTCGGTGACGGTGCCCGTGAAGGTCCGCCACCGCTCGAGGGAGAACGCCATCCTCCCGTCATCGAGCGGAAATCGGTAGTCCTCGTCGATGAAGCACCTGACGTACCGCACCGCGAAGTTGGCGGGGAAGACACGGAAGAGCTCATCCCTTGTCGCGGGGTAGTGCTCACGGCAGAACCTGGCCTGCTTCGTGTTCTCCTCAGTGTCCACGATGCGCTCGACGCTGGCCCTCGCCATGGCGGCGTTGCATATCTCGGCCTCGTCGAGCTCGTACCTGTAATCGAACATCCTCGTGGCAACCAGGGCCATGTCGTCCTCCATCTAGTGAAAGGGGCCCCGCCTTGGAAGACGGAGCCCCGGTTTTTTGGATCACCCCCTTCCGTTGGGACGTAGGGGACTGCTCCTTCGAGCCTTTAGCTCGCGGAGATCCAGGCGTTGTAGACGTTCGTGCCGGAGGTGCCGTTCGTCACGGACACGGCGATGAAGCGCCTGAGTCCCGGGGGCAGGGCGACCTTCCAGACCATCGCGTTGGCGACGTTGTCCGCACTCGCAACGAGTTTGGACATGACCGCGGCGAAGGTGGAATCGTCAGCGGAGTCCTTGAGGGCCACCGTGAGGGTGCCCGCCTGGCCGAGGGTCTTGCAGCGCACGTTGAGGTATCCGGGATGGCCGCCGTCGAAGGCGCCCTGGCCCTTCTTGTCGGTCGTCCCGATGATCTTCCTCGTGTCGATCGACTTCGAGGTGATCTCGGCGGTCGTGGTGGCGGAGATATCGTCTCCCGCCGTACCGACGGAATCCTGGAAATAGCACAGTGCATCGTTGATCATGCTTCTTCTCCTTGTAGTGTGGCTTTGAGCCTCAAGGGGTGAACCGAGATTGCCCCGGATCACCCCGAGGAGCTTTAGCTCACGACCGCCTCGAACGGGTTCAGGGCATCGCAGCGCACGACCGGGACGCCGTTGAAGGTGATCTGGGGGCGGCCCCAGACCGTCTCGGGGGTGAAGTAGAGGTTCGACTTGGAGTTGAGCCTCTTCCTGATCGCCGTCATGATCTGCGGCGCGACGTAGAATACGGCGCCGGAGGCGTCGCCGTCGGGGAGCCGGTCGATCATGTCGATCATGGCGTTTTCGCCCGCGACCGAGGTGCCGTCGGCTCCGGCGAAGTCGGTCGCGGCACCGGAGACCGTGATGTTGGCGAGGCGCTGGACAGCACGCTCGTCACCGATGCCGAGGCCGAACTCCCAGGCGAAGTTCGACACGAAGGCGGTGTAGGGCTTGTTGTTCTTGTCGTAGACGAGCTGCTCGCCGGGGAGGTCGTGGATGCGGAGCGAGCGGTCGGCCGTCTTCGGGTAGAGGCAGAACAGGCCCTTGGGACCCCACTTCACGAGGAAGATGGAGGTGTTGACGTTGGCCGCCGCAGAGCCGAAGCTCCTGACGTTGTCCACGGGGGACGCGGCCGTGGTGAGAGAACCGAGCCTCTTGATGAGGCCGTTCACGCTCTTCTCATCGCGGTCCATGTCGCCGTACCAGGGGCCGGAAGCCGAGTCCCTCGTGGCGAACATGATCTTCGTCCACTTCTTGATCATGCCGCGCATGTGCGCGGCCTTCATGTCCTGGATGTACCTGACGGGGTCGGGGCTCTTCTCGAGGACGCGGACGTCGATCTTGAGCATCGACTCCATGCGGGCGAGCTGCTCGCGGACGGCCGCGGTGCCAGCGGCCTCGAACGACGTACCCTCGTTCAGCCTGACGAGGGAGCCGGAGGGCTCCTGCGACATGCGGAGGAACTCGTGCGAGGTGTCGTCGTTGGCCTGAATCCAGTAGCCCTCCTCGAGGAGTGGGTACTGGCCGGACAGGACGTCGATGGCCTCCATGTAGGAACCATCGGGCGCCTTGTGGCGGAGGACCGCAGGAAGGGTATAGTCGACAGCAAAGTCGGTGCCAGCCATGGCTTATCTCCTAGCTTGCCTGACCGCAGCGTTTCCGGACCCAGTCGTAGGGGTCCTTCTTCACGGACGAAGCCTGGCCCCTCACGAGGCCGGTGTCGCCCATCTCGGAACCCACGATGGCCATGCCCTTGACGAACTGTGGGTCGTCGAGAATCCCTATATCGCGCATCCTTTCGAGGACCGGCCCTGGGAAGATGGACTCGACGGCCTTCCTGGCCTGCGCCATCCTCACGTCGAAATCGGTCCCGAACTCGGCCTTGAGCGATGCGGTATCCGCTTCCGCCTTTGCGGCCCTGGCCTTCTCCTCGGCTTTCGCCGATTCCTCTGCCCTGGTCCTTGCGAGCTTCACCGCCTCGACCGTGGCCTCGACGAACGTGGAAAGGTGCTCCTGGGAGACGCCCTTCTCGTACGCCTTCGCACGAAGGATTCCCTCGAACTGTGCGTCAAGGGTTCCCGCTGCAATCTGGTATTTTTCGGGGGTTTCGGGCCGCCCGAGCCTGGCGAAATACTTCGCCCGCTCCTCCGGGGTAGCGTCCTTGTCGGGAATCACGAGACTCTTGCCGAGCTTGCCCTCGAGTTCCACATAACTCCTCGCAAGGTTCGCCGTGAGGTCGTCCCCATCGGCGAACTTCTCGAGGGTCTTGTGGGCCCTGAGGGGCTCAGGCAGGCGCTCGATCCACTCGCGCTTGACCGGACCCTTGCCGGGCTCGTTGCCACTGCCCGGCTCGTGGTTGGGGTCTCCGCCCGCGGGGGTTGTCTGGGCCTCGGTCTTGACCGGGGGCACCAGGCCTTCGCCTGACTCAGTTCCCATAACTTACTCCTCGTTATACGACACGGATAGCAAGCTGTCAACCAGCTTGTCGATATTGCTGTCCTGGAACGTCCCGAAGGTCGCCAGGAACTCAAGACACAGGTTGCGCTCCACGATGGCCCCGGCATCCGTGGGATCGATCGACGAGAAGAGCTTGGACCTCACTATGAAGTCCTTCACGAACTCCTTGCCCTCGGGGTTGTTGAACACCCGCTGGTTCCTGAGGGCCAGGCTCTTCGCCTCGTTGCTATCTATTTCAGCCATCGTCTAGTCCCTCCCCATGGCCGCAGCCGCTGCCGATCCATCTTCAGCCCTCTTCGCGCCACCCATCGACCGCACCGACTCCGCCTGGGCCTGCGCCTGTGCGAGCGCTGCCCTCTGGGCCTGCGCCGCCTTCTGGGCCTTCTCGACCTGTTTCGGGTCGTAGAGGAAGTCGATCGGGTAGCCGTTCGCAAGAGCAAGCTCGCGGGCAGCCTCGTTCAGCTTGAAGTTCATGGCGATGTCCGGGGCCACCGACTGGAGCTCGAAGGCCGCAGCAAGGCCCTTCGTGAGACCGTCGATGCGGAGGTATTTCCGCTGCGACTGTGCAAGGGGCCCGCGGAGGCTCATACGGAGGCGGGCATCTCGTTTCAGGTTCTTGGGCGGAGGCGGAAGCCGCTTCGCGGCGGCCTCGATGGCCAGCGTCATATTGACCATGGGCTCGATCCGCTCGTGCTCGATGCGGCCGAGGATGGCGCCGAGGACGGCGGCCGACTCGGCCTTCATCTCCATGATCTCCTGCCTCGTGCGCTCGCGGGATCCGGCCTGGATGCCAGACACCGACTGGAAGAACTCCGTCTTGAAGAGCTCCCGGATGTTTCCGGACCGGCGCAGGAGCTCGTCGTTCCCGACGGCCGGGGAGATCGTGGTCTGGATGGGCTCGATCTTCTCGGCGCCCACGCGGTACGAGATCCCGCCGGGGGCAATCCTGATCTTTCCGCGCATGGACTCCGGGGCCTGGAGGGGCGGGCGGGCCGCAAGCTGGGCGACGTCGGCGAGCGACTTCGAGATGAGGTTCATCATCTTCGTATCGTAGATGCCGTACATCGCGGGACAGGTCCCGTAGGTCTGGCCTGAAGTCTTCTCGAACCGCCAGGCCTCGAACTTCTTTATGCTCGTGCCGCCGTTCTCGAGGAGGACCTGTCCACCGCCCTGGGCCTGGGTCCTCGAGACCGAGGCGGGGCCCTGGTAGACGTAGATCGACGCGAAGGGCTTGTTTTTCCTGAATATCGAGGAGCCCGTCACGTCCCCCTTCTTCCGGGGGAACATGGCATGGAGGAGTCGAACCTTCTCCTCGGGACGCTTCATGGCCGCGGCCCTCATCTCTCGGTCGAGCTTCGGGAACATTTCCACCATGACCCGGTTCGACACCTCGAAGTCCCGGAACAGGGTGTCGACGATGCCGTACTGGTTCTCGGATATGTATACCTCACGGAGGTGCAGCGGGGTGAAGTAGGGGCGGTCGAGCCCCTCGGCCTCGTCGCCGTAGATGACTGATGTCCCTAGACCTGAACAGTCCTTGATGTCCTGCGCGATGGTCTCGTAGAAGTTCGACCTGTTGAACACGTCGTAGAGATACCGCTCGAGCTCCTGGCAATAGCCGAGCATGGCCTGGTCCTCGCGGTCCTTCGGGTCCTCTGGCTCCCACTTGAGCCAGTCGATGGAGGGGGAGACGAGCCACCCGAAGAGTCCGTCCGCCAGCTTCGAGTGGGCGGCGATCGCCGTGCCGTCGAAGATGAGCGATCCCGCAGAGAGCCTCGAGTCCTCCTCGAACCCCCACCCCGACCGCTGCGGGTACAGGTTGTCGGTGATCTCTTTCCACATCGGCTCGATGGGACGCCGTGCATCCTGGAGCTGCTTGAACATCGAGAGCACATCGGAGACGAGCTCCTGGTCCTTCGCGTTGGCTGTTCCCATCTTCATTTCCTCCGTCATGCCTGTTTCAGGTAGGCATAGGTATCATATTCATACGCCTCGTCCCGCGAATCGTCAACCCATGATCCGAGGGAGTCCATGTGGCCGCCGGAGGGGAAAAACATCCCGATCTCCTCCTCGAAGATGCGCGATGCGCAATCGAGCATGTCGTCGTGGGTCATGTACGGGAACTGGAGGTACTCGTCGTTGATGAAGTCCTGGACGAGGTCATGCGGCTTCCCGTCGTACCCGACGCGCATAAGCTTCTCGGGTAGATAAAACCTCTTCGCCTCCATGATGGGCTGGAGGCGCCTGATCCTGTCCCGCTTCGCCATGGGCCCTCCGATGGGCTCGATGCGGAAGCGGTACTGCCGCTGCTCCATGAGGAGCTTCAGGTACTCGATGTCCGCCTGCATCCCGTACTTCTCGTAACCCACAAGTATGGGCTTGTATTCGGCATGGAGCGCGAAGAGGCGCTGCCCCCGCTCGGATAGCGACAGCTTGTCCCGGATGACGTCTATGGTATAGAAGTTCTGGTCCGCCCCGAGTCCATAGACCCACATAACGGTGTAATCGGAATCCTTCTTCTTCTCGCCCGCGGGGTCGACGAGGATGAAGCGGTTCATCCTCTGGAAGTTGTCCGTCCTCGGTATCCAGTACTGGAGCCACTCGAGGCGGAAGGTCTGGGCCCCCTCCATGACGGGCTTGTTGAAGAGCTGGCAACTGGCGACGTAGGTACCCATGTCGCGTATCTTCTTCCTGAGAGTCTCGGGCGACCAGAGCCAGGGCTCCCCGTCGAACTCACAGTTCTTCGTCGCCGCGTACTTCCGCTCCTTTACCGCGCCGCGCCTGATGAGCTCGTGGTAGGTGGACGCAAAATGGTAGATGGTGCCAACCATCCACCGCCGTCCGCCCTCACGGCCGAGGTTGAACGACAGCGAGACCATCTCAGTGGTCTTCGTGACCATCTCGGGTGACGAGACGGAGTTCGCCGTCTCCACGTCATCGTAGACCATGAGTGCGTAGTGCCGCCCCGTGGGCATCCCGTCGATGACGCCCGAGGCCTCGATGGTGGCCTCCTTGGGGAGGCCCTGCCGCTTCACGATGATGCCATCGTCCTCAGACCACTTCGGGGCCTCGCGCTCCGGGTTGTCCCAGAGGATGTCCGGAAACAGGGCCCTGAGGCGTGCGTTGGACTCGAAGTGCCACTTGATGACGCGCAGGAACCCCTTTGCGGCCGGGCGGTTGAACGAGAAGATGCCCACCGTGATCTCGGGGTCCTTCAAGATGGCCTGGATGACCGCCGCAAGGGTGATGATGGTGGAATTATGGGTTGGGATGAGGTCACGGCCCGCCAGGTACATGCCGCCTTCGACCTGGATGCACGAGGTGTCCACGGGGTCAACCTCGACCACGGACACGACCTTCCGGCATTCACGATGCGCTGTCGGAGGAATGGCCCTGCGCTCCTTCCGGTGCAAGAGGAACGGGTTCCGGTCGCGGTGGGCCTGAAACGATACTACCCACATGGGGAACCGTCCCTTCCCGTTGCATGTAGTCCAGTAGAACGCGATGCGCGGCCTCATGGCGAGGCCCACCGCAAGCTCGTATACATCCCTGGCGAGCCGCTCCGACGAGTTGCAGAACGACGCGTTCCCGCGCTCGTTGCATGTTCCATCGGTGTCCATGAGCCCATTCAAAAGGGCCATGCGCTGCTCCACGGAGGCCATCTTGTAAAGGTCGGGTATGTGTTTTTCCTTCGTGACCCCGAGCCCCCTCAGGAGCGGATATACCCCGGTGCCCTTCTTCCCGCGCACTCCGCCACCAAAGGCATAGACCCCGGTCTTGCCGTCACGAGGCTTCTGTTCCTTTACTTGATACCCGAGCGAATGTATCGTCATCGGGATGTCGATATCCTCGTAGGAACACGTTATCCGCGGTGATGCACGATGCCCGTCGCCGAGCCAGGCTCCAAGGACATAGGGGTGAACCGGCAAGTCAGCCTCGGGGAACTCGACGGGACCCTCGATGGCCCCGATATCGTCACCGACCTCGAGATCCCTTGCCTCTACGATCCGTTCATTATGGGTGGTCCCGCGGTATCCATCTGTATCCCTGGGGAGCCTGGTCTTTCCCCGTACCCGCCATAGATGCCCCTCTCCGCAGATGATCTCCTTGCCATCCTGGAATGACACCTTGAGGCACCGGTTCATGTGGTATCTCGGGGACAGAGCGATCACGCGCACCGGCTTCCCGGACGGAGAGAACACGAGGTCGCCAGGGACAAGGTCCCCATGTGTCGTCCATCCCCTGTTCTGCGTGAGCATCGGGGTGTCAAGCGGAAGATCCTTGAAATGTTCACGGGGCCATAGGTCGAGGTAGCCGTCCGAGTCCGCCTCGAACTCGCGGCAGCGGTCGTAGACCCATTCGTTCATGGCGAACTCGATACCGAGGACGTAGACCAGGAGGAAATAGAGGTCCTTGAGCGCAAGCTCCCGGTAGAGCCTGTCGAGCTGCTTCCGGCCGAGCTTCGCCGCCTTGTCCGAGAGCGAGCGGTACTGCTCCTCCTGTTCAAGCCGGGTCAGCATCGCTTCCCTCCTCCTCTACCTTCCGCATCGGGGGCTCTCCGGCCGCCGCGGCCCGATCGGCGTCGTCCTTCACGAGCGATGCCGCCTCGGCGGCGATGACCTTCACGGGGACAAGCACAGAGTCCCGCTTCCCGATGGAATCCACGATCGACTTGATGGCGGGGTCGAGCTCCTCCTCGGGGCCGTCGTCCCCTAAGCGTTTTGCGATGAGCGACATCTTGCAGAGGGTATCGACGACGCCCGACATCTCGCGGACCGCGGCGACCGCGATCGACATGAGCTTCGGGTTGCCCTCGACGACGGCCGTCTTCCCGTCCGGCAGGCTCACGACCTGATGGTCGACGAGGCCGCCTTCATAGGTCCCGTCGGGCTGCTTCTCGCCCATGATGCGGTCGTAGACGTCGATGGCCCGGCCACGAATGGCCATCATCTCGTCATAGAAGTTGATCGCTTCCGCCTGTCTCAGTGCCATTTCAGCTACGCTCCTCGTCTTCGTCCATGGAGCAAGCGGCCTCTTCCCGACCCGGCCATCCATGGCATAGTCCCGTCCGATGCGGGGATCGTTGAGTAGCTCGATATTGATACCGACACCACCGGATACCTCCCCTCCTGGATCATGGTGAATCCCTTGTGGTCTTCGCTCCCACGGCTCCCCCTCGCCGTCACCGTCATCGAGAAGTCCATCGATGCGTTTTTCCCGAACAGCCTCATAGCGGTCATTCCGCGCCTCCATCTTCCTCAGGGCCTCGATCGTGTCCTTTAACTTCTCCTCGAGGAACCCCTCGGGCAGGCTGCCGGAGGCCTCAAGGAGGGGAAGTAGCCGCTCGCGGTACGCGGGCCCGACATGCCGCACCAGGTGCCGCGTAACCTCCATCCTCGTGAACCCCATGCGGTAGAGGACCTCGAAGTCCCCCCGGACGGCCAGTGCGTCCAGCTTTTCGTGCTGGGCGTTGTTGCACAGCGGACACATCCCGTAGGTACAGACCGGGGACCCCGGGCGGTCGAAGAGGTAGGGCTCGGACAACGGGTTCGTGTACGGACTCTCGATCTCCGCTCCGCCCTGGGTCTCGTCCTCGCAGGCCCATGACGGCCCGAACTCGTCGCAGGCAAGGATTTCCATGAGCACATACTATCGCACATCCTGCCCTTGCGCCATACCATGCCTTGGGGTAGTATAACAGGCATCGGGTTGCCACCACCCGTCCCTCCACGCCTTGAAAACCAGCGGAACGGGGTCCTGCACCTCCCCACGATCCGCAAGGCTTTCCCCTCCGGGCTCCCCCAGCCTGGAGGGTTTTTTATTTTCCCATGGCGGGGCGGGAGACTGGTATCGCGGGATACCGGAACGATGGGGCACCGGCTTCCCGCGGAGTATGACGAGCGGCGCATGGCGCCAACACAGTGGTGCTACGATTCATAGAAACAAGAAACCGAAAAAAACTGTAGGCGGGCCTGGGGAGGCTCCCCCCACCCACGAGCCCAGGCGCGATTCCCACCCCCACCCCCGCCTCTGGGGCCCC